TTGCCGAAGGCGGGGATTAATAGAACAAAAGTTAAATAGATGCAGGAAGTTAATATACATACTAAAGTTTCATCGGAGCAAGTCAGCCCCGCTTTTGGCAATGCCATGTTAGGTGCAGTGCTTCTCACAAATTTTGAAATATGAAAGTAACAGTAAATCAAGACAACACAATCCAACTTGAAGAAGTGTTTAATTCCATCGTTCTAAAAACAAAAGACGGTGAAGAAATGGCTATTTGTATGAGAGATAGCGGATTTGAATTTAAGTATCAAGGCGAATGGTATTTTGCAAAAGAAGGGTATGTTGAGCCATTTCATAAATCGGTTCGAGGTAATTACCTTGTAGAGCAGAAACACGATGGAAGTGTGGATTGTTTACCACAATCTAATTCGGAGCAGTCATAGCATTGCACCTAACATGCCAGTAAAAGCAAAAGATAACCAGTTCGTGCATTGGCGCGTGGCCGAAAAGAACGCACAAGGAGGCTTGGCCGTCACGGCGCGAAGCCTTGCCGGCACCGGTATTGCGATGCGGCCATTTTCAGAACTGAATGATGTAGTCAGGAAGATGCTGGCAGAGTACGAGCAAGAGTTCAAGCAGATCGGCTTCGATCCCAACACCATTGAATTTCGCATTTCCAGAAGCATACACACACAATGAAACACATTACACACTTCATCTTTTTGGCATTCGTCTTGTCGGCCTGCATCCCTCCCGGCAGGCTGGCAGACGAATGTTCCCGCCGCTACCCGCCCCGCGACAGCACCATCATCCGCGAGCGCACAGACACCGTGCTGCTGAGCTACCCGGAAGTGATCTACGAATTCCTCGACACTACCCAATGCCCGCCCATGCTCACCGATACGCTGCTCATAGTGAAGGAGCGCACCCTGCGCATACCAGGGCGCCGCGATACCCTGCTGATGCCGGCACGCGACAGCATCATTGTGCGCACCGATGAGGCTGCGCAGGCCCTGCTGAAAGAGCAATTCGTAGAAGCTGAAGCCGATGCCATACGCTACAAGCAACGCCTTGGCGTCATGCAGGTGGTAGCCGGTGCGCTGGGCTTCCTGCTGCTTATTATAGGCGTGGCCTTGGTATTCGTGTGGAAATCCGTGGTGAAGGAATTGAATAAAGAAGACGAGCATGACCAACCTTGAGAAGCACGAATTAGAAACCGCCATCCGCCGGATAGCAGCAAAAGCCTTTGCTGCCAGATTTGGCAAGCCACTGGCCGAAGCCGCCGAGAATAAGCTCATTCGCCTGGGCAAAAAGAAAACCCGCGGTGGCTGGACCTACCAGCACTACTACATGAGCCGAAAAGGCTGGGTGAATTTTGCCAATGTGAAAGTGATCGGGGCAGAAGTGTCCCTGCAAGAATAGATTTGTTTTTACCTGCTGTATTAGCAGCGCCGGGCAGAATCGTCGCCCGGCGCTTTTTTCAAATTGTTAACGGAATTATTATTTTTTCATCAAAACATAAAAATCATGGATAAGAAGATTGAAAAGTTTTTGGAATTCAACGGCAAGCGGATTTCAATTTTGCTGGCCGACCGCTTATCTTTTCGTCGCTTTTATTGGCAAGCATTTGATTTCTTCACCACAAAAAAGATGTCCCCACATGGATTATATAACTGTAGGCGCTCCGACAACTGTAGTCGCTAAAAGATATTTGAACGAGGCCCTTTTTGAGCCTTTTTTATCCAACAGCAGGAAACAAGAATGGATTAATCAGGGCTTGTTCTTTGGGTACCCGCCGTGCTGCATCGTTGATTTCTGCGAACGGGCGCCCTCAACGACAAAAGAACAGGAAGCTGTTCATAATGGTACCGGCTTTATACCGTGCCCTCAATGTGCAGAAAAGATACTGCGCGGCGAGACAACCCTTGAAGGCTTATTGTCGGACCGTATATGCAAACATGAGTTTCCTATTTGAATAACCCAAACACATAACCATTCTCGAATCACAATCCCTGCCACCCGCAGGGATTTTCTTTTGCCTCTCCCCCACCTCCCACGGAACACCCCACGCTAAGCACCGCCTACTGCCCACCGCCCACTGCCCACTGCCCACCGCCCACCGCCCCCCGCTTTGTCCTGTCCTACCCCGCCCAAATGCAGGAACTTTGCCCTAATGAATCCGCAACCGCCTATCACATTGCGTCAGATGCTCGACTGGATGGAATCCGGCAAGCCGTTCAGCCTCATCTGCGTGGCCTACGACCGCCAGCGTCGCACCGGTGGCCACCTCCTTCACATTGATGAGGCCCGCATCTATCAGCCCGGCAAGCCGCCACAAGGCGTGCGCCCCGCCACGCGCATGGAGTACCTTACCCACCGCTCGCGGTCGCCCGCACATGGCCAGCACTACACCCGCAACATACAGGTCTTCCAGGAGGGCCAGCCTACCGCCATCATCAAGAAGATACACCCGCCGCTCATCATCTCCTTCAACGAAAGAGAAGTACTACTATGAAAAAACGACAGCAACCCTCCACAGGCGCTACTGCCACCGCTGCTCCGCCCGATGCCGTGGTATTCGACTTGGCCCAAGATATGGCCAGTGGTACCTGGCTCCCATCGGTGCGCGGCAAGGTACGCAGCGAGCTGGGCCAACCCGGCACAGGTCCTTCGCGTACAGAGTTCAGCCCCTACGATGTCACCGGCTGGGACTGGGCGCCCTGGGGCATTGACAACCGTTTCCCTACCCTGCTGCGCGAGAAGATAGAAAGCGTGCCCATCGGTGGCCAAGCCATCTACCGCCTCATGCAGATGATGTACGGCAGTGGCATAGCCTACTATCGCCGCAGCGACCTCTACCGCGATGGCGCCAACGTGCAGCGCATGTTCATCCCGGAGGTAGAAGACTTCCTGCGCCGCAGCTTCATCTCTACCAAGTGGCTGCCCGCGCAGTTCCTCGATTTCAGGCTGTACGCCAACGCCTTCTCCGAGCTGATCTTCAGCGAAGACAAGAGCCAGGTAGTACGCATCTGGCACAAGCAGGCCGAACACAGCCGCCTGAGCAAGCAGAACCTGCGCAACTTCCGCGTGGAATACCTGCTCTACACGCCGCTGTTTGTCAGCGATGTGCCGAAAAATGATCAGATACAGAAGATCCCACTGATGCAATGTGACGACGAAGCCGCATTCCTCGATCGCGTGTACGGCTACAAGATTGCCTGGCACAGCTACATGCCCACGCCGGGCAAGGTGTATTATGCGCGGGCGCCCTGGCTGGGCCTGTTCCGCAAGAACGGCTGGATAGATGCCGCCGAAGCGGTGCCCGAAGTGGTGAACGCCATGATGCGCAACCAGATCAGGCTCAAGTACCAGATCATTGTACACATTGACTACTTCAAGGCGCGCCACCCGCGCTGGGATGAATACACCGTGGATGAGCGAGAAAAGCTCATTAACGGCATGCAGGACACCATAGACGACACGCTGGTGGGCACCGACAAGGCATACCGCAGCATCGTCTCCATCTTCGGCACTGATGCCTTCGGGCGCGATACCGGCAAGATAGAGATCGTAGCCATAGACGACAAGACGAAGAAAGACGACTGGGTACCCAGCAGCACCGCCGCAGACGCACAGATCGTGCAAGGGCTTGGCTACTCCCCTACCATGATGGGCCTTGCCAGCGAGCGAGGCAGCATCGGCGCCGGCAGCGGATCGGACAAGCGCGAGATGTTCAACATCCTCACCGGTGGCAACACCGTGGAGCAAAACATCATACTGGAACCGCTCAACTGGATAGCCGCCTACAACGCCCGCACCAACCCGGAATGGGATATTGTCTTCTTTATTGACAACAGCCTGCATACCACCACCAACCAGCGCGAGGATGGCATAGCCGCATCCGATACCGCCCTCAATCCATAAGCTATGATCTACACCGATTTCGCAGAATTCAAGTCTTTCATTGGCGGCGGCGTCAATTACTCCGTAGAACTCGACAGCCTGTTGCCCACCATACAGGAGGCCGCAGAGCAGTACATAGCGCCCTGGCTCACCGAGGCTGTATGGGATGAACTGGTTGCAGACTTCGAGGCCGACAACCTGTCTATCCAGCAGGAAGACCTGCTGCCCTATGTGCGCCGCCCGCTGGCCTATCTGGCCATGTACGAATACAGCAAGATAGCAGGCATTCAAATGAGCGAGGCCGGCATGATGCGCGTAGAAAGCGACACGCATAAAACGGCATTCAAATACCAGGAAGCCGCCTACCGGGAGGCCATGCGCGAAACGGGGTTCAATGCCTTGGCCAAGATGCTGGAATTTTTGGATACCAATGCCGAGTTCCATACCACATGGCGCGACGATGGCGGACGCCTGCGCTACCGCACTACCCTGCTGCACCGCCACACCGATATGAGCGACATCCTTGGCCGCACCATCAGCCGCTACACCTTTCAGCAGATCAGGCCCATCCTGCTCGATGTGGAAACCTTCGCTTTTCAACCGCTGCTGGGCGAAGATCAGCTCGAAGAACTGCGCGACCACTTCCGTACCAATACACTGAGCGCCGCCGAAACGTCGCTGCTCACATTAATGCGCAAGGCTTCCGCCAATTTCGCTTTCGCGGAAGCCATCAAACGCATGTATGTACAAGTAAAGGGAGAAGCCATTGTGCATGTAGAAGCTGCCGCCGATCAATCGCTGCGCACCGAAACAACCGCCGCCCTCTCCCCTGCCGGCCTGCTGATAGATGTCAGCAGCGAATGGGCCAACCGGCATTTCAGTTACCTGCAAAACTACCTGCAAGCCAATGCCGCTGATTTCCCGCTGTACGAAGCCTACCAGGCAGAACAGACCGAGGCCGCAGAAGCTGCTGCCACCGAGCTGACCGATGAACGCGCCGCCACTACCCCGCTGGATGGCGTCATTGACAGGAACGACTATTGCAAACCGAGGCCCTTGGGCGTTGTAAGATTGTAACCTATGGCTACTCCTACCGTAGAATTTTGGCTGCGCGGTGATGCAGATGGCTACAAAGCCGCTGAAAAGGAAATCCGTACATGGGCAAAGCGCACCGAAAAAGAGCTGCTCTTTGAGCTGGCTCGCTTGGGCGTGAAAGACCGCTCGGAAGTCCGCGCCGCACGCAGCAGCCGAATAAGATACCGCAGGATCAGCTCTACCAAAACAAGCGTGGCACAAGACGAACGCCTTTCCACTTCATTGAAAAGCGGCGTGCGCAAACGCGGCGTACTTATAGAAAACGTGTGGATCAGCTTTGCCCGACAAGGCATATTTATAGAGCACGGCGCAGGCAAGTATCGCCCGGCAGGAAGCAGAGAAGCGAGGATGTCATCCAAGCCGTGGCTCACCAATGTACTACCCGATGCCGTAGATGCGCTGGCTTTTGCGCTCACTGAATACTACGCCGACATTCTCAGTGGTGAGCTGCGGCTGCGTATTCCTGGCATCTTTGACACAAAAATAAAAGTAGGATAATGGCACGCAGGCAAGTAAGCATATTCGTCAATGGCAAGCAGGTAGAAGGCCAGCTCAACAGCATCTATGCTGCCAAGCGCCAGATCACCAATGAGCTGAATCGAATGGTGATTGGCACCGAGGAATATGAGCGCGCCGTCAATGACCTCAAAAAACTCAACGGCGTACTCGATACGCACCGGCAGAAGATAGGCACCGTAGAAAAAGGCTTCGGAAAGCTCACCTCCATCGCCGGAGGATTTGCCGCAGGGCTGGTGGCACAGCTCAGCGTGGATGCCATCATTTCGTTTGGCACCGAACTGTTCAACCTTGGCACACAAATGGAAGTCCTTCAGCGCAAGGCCCAAACCGTTTTTGCCGAAGCGCTGCCACAAGTGACTGAACAGGCCGAAGCCAACGCCAATGCGATGGGCCTCACCGCCGCCCAATATACCACCGCCGCTGCCGCCATCGGCGACCTGCTTATCCCAATGGGATTCCAGCGCGAAGAAGCCGCCGGCATTTCTACCGAGTTGGTCAACCTATCCGGCGCCCTCAGCGAATGGACCGGCGGGCAGATCAAAGCCGAGGAAGTGACGAAAATATTGGGCAAGGCCGTGCTGGGCGAACGCGAAGAACTGAAGGGCTTGGGTATTTCCATCAGCGAGGCCGACGTAAAGGCCCGCCTGGCTGAGAAAGGATTGGACAAGCTCACCGGCCAGATGCTCGAACAGGCCAAGGCAGCCGCCACGCTGGAACTCATAACTGAAAAAAGCGTGGACGCCCAAAACGCCTACGCACAAAACAGCGATACCCTGGTGCGCAAGCAGGCCGAACTGCGCGCCCGCTTCACGGAGATCAAGGAGACGATGGCCACCGCGCTCATTCCGGTCTTCACCCGATTGCTGGAAGCCGCCATGCCGGTGGTAGAAGGCATTGGAGAATTTGTCACCGAGGCATTGAAAGGCGAAAAGGCCACCGGCAAATATGCCGGCGCCATCAAGATTTTCGGGACCATACTGGGCAATCTGGGCAAGGTCTTTGGCGTCGTTGTCGAATCCGGCAAAGGGTTGGTGCGCTGGCTGCTGAACAATTTTGGAGGCGCTATCATCAAGATGACAGAGGTGAATGTGGGGTTTTACAACACATTCGTTAAGCTCGTCAATGGATTCATTGACCTCACAAAGATCAAGGTAGGCAAGCTGGAATTTCTCGATCCGAAAGCCTATACCGATCAGATCATTGCCATGCGCGATGGCCTGAACAAACAGGCACAGGAAAAGCCGATTGAGATACCCGTAGAAACGAAAATCGTTGGCGGCGCCTCCCCTACTGCACCAGGCGGCGGCACCCCTCCCGGCGGCGGTGGCGACAGCAAAGCGGCAGATAAGCGGAAAAAGGAACAAGAGAAAGAAGCCAAAGACCTTGAATCGCATCTCAAGCGATTGCAGGAAATAACGGCACAGGCACAGCAAGAAGCCGACTTGGCTGCTCTGACCGAAGACAACCGGCGATTAGAGCAGATTCGGCTCAAGTTCGATAAAGAGATCATGCAGGCCAAAGAACTCGAAGACAAAGGTATGCAGGAAGCCACCGCCGCCCGCATCGAACTGGAACGCCTCCGAGATGAAGCCATACAGGCAGAGCTGGATAAGATCAGCGAGGAAGCCCTGGTAAAAGAGCAGGCCCGGCAGGAAAAGATCACAGCCTTTAAACAAGAGATAAAGGCCGTTGAAGATGAGGCGCAACTTACGGAGTACGAGCTTGCCCGGCAGATCGCACAGCAGCAGTTCGACCTGCTGATAGAACAGGCGCAGCAATACGGCCTCGATGTTACCGGCCTTCAGGAAGCCCTGCGCATCAAGCTGGCAGCCATAGACAAGGAGTTTAACGAAAAGCAACTGGAAGAATCCACAAAGTTTCAGCAGCAGCGCCTGCAAGTATTCCAGCAATCGTTCAGCGCATTGGGTTCCGCTTTTTCCGATCTCTACACCACCCTCGAAAAAGAAGAAGGCAACTTCTTAGTGCTGCAAAAAGCCAGCACCCTGGCACAGATCGCCGTAGATACCGCTGCGGCATTGTCGAGCCTTACTGCTTCCTCCGAAGCCAACCCCGCCAACGCCATCACTGGTGGCTTGGCCGGCGTGGCGCAGTATGCCAGTGGTATCATTCGTTTGCTGGCCAACTTCGCCAAGGCAAAGCAGGTACTTTTCGGCGCTCCCAAGTTGCAGCAGCGCAAGTCCGGCGGCTGGTTGGGCGTATTGGGCGCAGACGACAATCGCATGTATCAGGCACGCTACATCGGCGAACAGCCCACCGGTATGTTGCCACATCATCCGGTAGTGGTAAACACTACACAAGGGCCGGTACTGGCCTCCGAGGCCGGCAGCGAGTACTTTGTAAACCACCGCGCCCTGCAAAACCCGACAGTAATGAACTATGTGCGGGCTATTGACAACATCAGTCGCACCAGGCAGTTCCGCGATGGCGGGTTCACCTCTCCCCTACCCGATGCTGCCGGCTCTGCATCAGCCACCGGCGCTGCATCGTTCTCCGAAATGGTTGACATCAACCGCCGGCTGCTGGCCGTACTCGAAGCCGGTATCTATGCCCGTGTAGATGATCCTTTCATTGCCGATCTCCGCCGCCGACAACAGAAACTGGCTGCCGTTTCAGGTGGCGCTATCTCATAGCCATGATGATCTTCAGGAAAATATATGATGCTGTTTATACCGCCGGGGCGCTGCTGTTCTGCGGGTTCGTCTTGTGGGTGGTTGTTTTTCAGATTGTATGGGAGCTGAGGAAGAAATGAAAAGCCCGGTCATATACCCGGAAACTTATCCTCCAACGCCTTCAGATCAAACGCGCCCAACTGCCGCAGGTACTTATCTACCTCTTCCAGCGATGCGTGTCGAAGCTGTATCTGCAATTCCTTCACTGTCACACCGGCCAGCACCGCATTGATCGCGCCGGTATGCTTCCAACTGTACAGCTTGTGCGCCGTGGAGAACCCCAGCTCAGTCAATACCTTGCGGTGGCGCTTGTTCATCCGATTCAGGTTGTACGGCGTGCCGGGCATGCCTGCCTGATGAAACAGATATGCTCCTGGTGTGCGATCCCTCAGCCCTTCCAGATCAGGCCGGAACGCTACCGGGATCGTGACCACCTGCATTTTTCTATTCTTCGATACGGTAGCCGGCACGCGGATTTTCCATTCATCAAGCAGCACATCTTCTACTTTGAGCAGGCGCAGCTCGCCCGGCCTGATGAAGCAGTAGTACACAAACTGGCAGAACTGCCACATTTCGGGATCATGTTTCAGCATGTAGGCTTTCAGTCGCTGCACCTGGTAGCGTTGGAAGTACAGCGCAGGCGTGCTGTGTGCTCGCTTTACCTCGGCGGCGGGCATCAGTTCCGGCGCCCCTACCCTCTTGAAAATCGTTCTGAAAAACGACACATACCAGTTGTAGGTGGCCGGCTTCCTGCTGGCAGCTACATGGTCCAGAAATGCAGCCACTACCTCGCAGGAAAGCTCGCGCCCGCCAAGCCATAGCGTGAAGGTGTCCAACTTGCTTTGATAGGTTTGGAAAGTCTTCTTTCGCCACTCTGTCCGTTTCGATTGCAAATAGGCTGCAATCCTTTTCAGTACAGCGATTTCCGGCACAGGCTCCGGCAGCGACTGCAATTCGGCAATGAGCGCGGCGGCTGCGGCTTTCCTGCCGGCCACGGTCTTCGCCTTGTTGATGTTGCCATACTTGCGAATGCGTTTGCCTGCTTCATACCACGCGATGAACCAGGGCTTGGATAAATCGCCGCCGCGATCGCAGAGTACATAAGTTTTTTCGTTGGCCATACCGAGCGTTTTTTTGCTTCCGGCTGTCCATGATTTGTCCACGCTTTTTGTATTGCGCTGATATACAGGGGCGTAAATAATGTGGCGGAGAAGGAGGGATTCCCCGCCCTCTCCCGCACTTCCCTATCCCTCAACGCTTTACGCTGGCCGTGGACAGTCCGTGTCCATGCGCATGGACAATGGACAACCCTGGACAACTACTCCCCTTCTGTGCTGACTCTTGCCGGTGGCTGCGCCGCTACGGACTTTCGTAATTCCTCTACGATCTTTCGTAGTTCCTCCACCTCTCTCACCAGCAGCGGATAATTGTACAGCGTGCTCTGGCGCATGTATCCCACCGCGCTTTCCTCTACCCGACTCATCTGCATCTCTTGTTTTTCATAGCTCTTTTCGTGTAGGTACATGGGTTCTTCGCCCAGCAGCAGCCAGCGCGCATTGAGCGTTGGATAGGCTTCAAGTAGTTTCACAATGTTTTCATAGGAAGGGTTTGCTTTGCCTTCTTGATTGGATTTTATGGTAGAATATTTTATGTTCGTAATTTCATCAAACTTTTTACCTCGTTGATGCTCAATCTGTTCTAATATTTTCAACCGCTGCCCTACACTCATTTCATTTTTTTTTACGAAAAACATTTGTAAATTACGAAACATCTAATGTATCTTTGTCCAAGCGAACGAACATGAGAGGAACAACCGAATACAAGTACAGCATTCGTGAACGCATGGATGCCCTGCCGGAAGAAACCCGGCGGCAAATGAAAAAGGAGTTGATTGCGGAGTTGGCTATTTCGCGGGTTCATTTGAACCGCATCATTGCCATCCAGCAGGGCGCAAAGAATGAAGCCCTCCCCTCTCAACTTCAGGTCATAGCGCAGCATTTGTGCTGCACCATAGATGACCTATTGAATTGAGATCACAAGTGTGAAAGAAGCGTAGAAGTTGAATGGAGGGCCGCTACCTGAATTTATTCACGGTGGCGGCCATTTTTGGACGCGGTTTTTCATAGTGACGATATTATAACCGGCAGCAGTGAGGAAGATTGCGAGGTGATGGGCTGCCGGTTATCCATCAACAAGGCTGGAAAAGAAAAACCCTGACGCTGTTGCAGCGGACAGGGCTTTAGTTCTTTTTCCTTGTACAAAGGTAATGGCATTTTTAAATTTTCTTCCATATTTTTTAATCACCCCTACCCTGCTGAAGGGAGGGATAAATTTAATCAGAGATGAAAACCATAGAAGAAGTTCAAGAACTGAAAGACCAATGGGTCATGGATCCCTGTTGGGACATTGAACACTCCGAAGGCTTTGAGGCGCATAAAGAAGAACTGCTCGCCTTCCGCTTGGAACAAGAAGCAATATTTGAAAGGAGCTATGCCGCTGGCGCTCGCAGACGATTCTTTGAGTCTCCCGCCTTTTCTATTCCGGCCACGATGTATTCAGATGACAGTATAGAAAACCCTATGCAGCCGGGCCTTTCGGTGCGGGAGTACTTTGCGGCGGCTGCAATGCAGGGTTTTTTAGCATCCGGGGCCGACAATTCAGAGTGGGTCGCGCGACATTCAGTCAATATGGCGGATGCCGTTATTCAGCATTTATATGAAAATCCGATATAACATTTTCACACCTTTTCAATCATCGTCATTATGAAAAAAGCAACATTCGATCAAGAGGTTGAACGCCTTCAGGAAGACAACAGCTTCCGCAACTTCATTACAAGGAACTACGCTATGAAGATCGCGTTCTCCTATGTCCTTTACCCGCTTGCTACCCTATTGTGTGCCGCCACAAGTGCCGTGCATCTGTGGGTAAACTTCAGTACCACCATCAGCATCCCAGCTATTGCCGGAATAATGACAGCTATCATTATTATCTTTTTGGAGGTGGCAAAGTATTTCAGTGCCGATAGCGTGATGGATGCCGTGCGAGATGGCATCTTTAGCAAGCCCAGGCCACACCGCAATGCCTTTTTTGTAGTGCTCTCGCTCATGGTACTCTCCTACTCTATTTCTGTTTTCTTGGACTGGAAAGGAGCACCGATCGCTGCGGAGTATTTTAAGGCAAAGACTGATCCGATTAAAGGCCAATTGGTTTCTACCGACAGTATCAATGCCTACTATGACAGCAGAGTAGCTGCAGAGACACAAGTAATTGCTGATGCCAAACGAATGACCTGGAAAGGTCGGGTCGTGGAGAGAGGTCAAAAGTTGATAAACAAAGCCCAAGACACGAAAATCACGATTGAAGAACAGCGCCAGGCGGCATTGGCTGCCGCTGATGCAGAAAACGGCCTGATTAGAACGGACTATGAAGAAAAGGCAACGAACGCCGGCTTTTGGTTTCAGAACTTGGTGGGACTTGGAATTGCAGTACAGTTCCTTTCGATGTTCTTTATCTCCGTATATAATGACGGTGCTAAATACGACTTGGAAAAGTTGTTTGGGATAGACATCAACGGAGACGGCCACATCGGCGCGCCTTCCGCCAGACCTGCCGGCCACACTACCTACCCTATCGGCTACGGCGCAGCAGCTACAGCACAGAAGCGCTCCGGCGCAGACCATGCCGAGTATGGAGGCACTGCGCAAGCCGAAACGGAGGCCACTCCCCTACCCCGCGTAGTAGTTGGAGGGTTTCACAGCGGGCGTACATCAGCCGCTCCGGCAGATAATAGTACTGCAACATACTGCAACACTACTGCAACAGAAGAACGGCAAATATTGGAGGGATTCAGCAATGAGAGCCTCAGGCGGATGTGGAAGGACTTAAAACGCTGGTGGGATTCTTACAACACTCCGAGGTACAAGAAGAAGACCCGCGAAAAGCATCAGGGCAACTATGCCACACAGATGGCCATGATTGAAGACATCTTGAAAAGCAGGGACGTGGACGTGGATACATTTCTTAACAAGAAAACCGAGGAGCAATGAAAAGCATCACCTACGCCACATTCGCAGTAGCGATCATCGGCCTTATCTGGATTGTTTCTTGTCAACAGAAAATCGGGGGAGCCGAAAAATACAACTACGAGATCACCTACATTGACATAGAAGGAGATACGATTGTACGAGCATTCACCGCGCCACACATTGAGAACGTTTTGGAGGGCAGGTCTACGTTGAGAATTGCTTGGGACGCTCCATGTTGCGAGTATGAATTTACACGTCTACGAGAGCGGCATATTATTGCCATTATCGGATCAGAAAACAGGGCGATGCCGTGGACTCGTGAGAATTCAAACGGATATGCCGTCTTTGAAGATGGTTCATATTGGGGCTACGATTATATCTGCCTTACGGAAGGTTCAGGGTACAGGGAGCTTCTTTCATTACAGAAAACAGGACCTGCACAATGACTTCCCTCGACTGGCTTATCTTCTTCGGCTGTCTGCTCCTTATTCTCCCCTGGGGCGCACGCATCAACAACTGGCTTTCGGGCCGCAAGAATTCATGACTGATTATGATTTGTCTTAGGAGGTGCCCTGCCAAAAGGGTAGGGAGCTTCCTTTTTTTCGATCACAAGACATCAGTCGGGGCCGCGCAACTTTTGTGTTAACGTTTCTTAGCCCGGTGCCCGGCTGGTTTTTTAAAATACTTAAACCATGCTTCTTTCCTTTAAAGAAACCATCAGTGGCAAGCCCACTTACGTCATTGAGCAGATATGGCTTTCGCTGATTCGATTGCCGAAGACAGCGACAGGCCGTATCGAAGTGATTGGCGATTTTGAGCGCTATGCCGACCGCTATTTTCAGCAGTTCGGGCGCCATTGGGATGGGTGCATCTGCTCGCCACATCCAGACATACAGATACAGACAGTATTGGCGCCCAAGCTGCATACCATTCGCGCCGGAAGGAGATGGGCACCTGGAGATACACTTCACTTTTGTGTGAACCCGCGCAGCAAAAGCTATTTTCAGTTCGCGCCGGTGCGCTTGGTGGTAAGTGTGCAGGAGATATACATTAAATGGTTTTCCCGATATGGCGATTGGAAGGGCGATACTTTAACCTTTATTGATGGAGAAGCGGTGCGAGCTGATGTAATTGCCCAGCTCGCAAAGAACGATGGATTCCCATCCGTTGAAGCCTTTTTTGAATGGTTTTCTGAAGACTTCAGCGGGCAGATCATCCACTGGACGCCGCTCCGGTATTAAGCCCCTCGGCGCATAACGCGCCACTTACGTGTCCTTAGTTAATCCTGTTTCAAGGCTGCACATTTGTAGCCCCGCCACTGCTTTGCCAATATAAAACATTCAAGTGATGTCTCAACACAACAACATTTCCCTTTCTGAGGAATACATCGCCTGGGCTGCACGGCACCAGATCAGTCGGCACACGGTATGCCGCGTGCTGTTCGAGAACTGGAAGCTGCGCCTCAACGAAGACGAAAAACAGTACCTCAGCGTACTGGCTCAGATATACTGCCCCGCAGACGATTCGCAAAACCAGATCAGCGAAGCCTGGGCCGCTATCAAGGTAGCCCGCATACCTCAATCCGTCAAACAGCACCGGCCATGATTAAGAATGTAGAAGACATCCACGCAGTAGCGTTGGAAACCGTCATCGCAGAGCATGTCAAGCTCGACAAGCGAGGCACCCAACTCATTGGCTGCTGCCCATTTCACTCAGAGAAAACACCGAGCTTTCATGTGTCGCCCAGCAAGGGCATCTACAAGTGTTTCGGATGTGGAGAGGGCGGCAACAGCCCGGTGACGTTCCTCATGTCGCTGAAGGGAATGACCTACCCGGAAGCGCTGGAAGAAGTGGCCAGGCTGGGGCGCATCAAGGTGGACTATGAACCCGGCAGCCGCGATGGCATGCTGCAACGCAGCGTTGAAGAACGCGACCGAACGAAACAACTGCGCACAGCGCTGGAAGCATTGCTCCCTGGTATGCAGGCCCCGGAGTGGGTACTGCCTGACGACCTCGTTGACTGCGAGGGAAAACTATACACCGGGCACACCATCCGCACCTGGGGCATTGGATATGCCCCAGCGGATGGGAACTATATGATACAACAGGCTCGTACACTTGGCATTGAGCGAGAGCTGACCGAACTAAATGTGTTGAAATCACTTGACGGGGGCGGTTTGCGGAGCACTTTCCGCGACCGCCTGCTTTTTCCCATCCGCGATGAGCGGGGTGGGGTAGTAGCCTTGGCCGGCAGGAAGCCCGTGACCGACACAGACAAGAAGAATCCCAAGTACATCAACAGCGCCGAGAGCTTGCTCTATAACAAGAGCAAAGTGCTGTATGGGCTGCACGAAAACAAGGCCGCTATACACAAGGCCGGCAAGGTGTATCTGGTAGAAGGTTATTCGGATGTCATCACTATGTGGGTGCATGGCTTCCCGGCAGTAGCCAGTTGCGGTACCGCCCTGACGCAGGAGCAGTGCAAGCTGCTGAAGCGCTACGCGGATGTGGCAGTCATTCTGCGCGATGGCGATGAGGCCGGACTGAAAGCAGCTACACGCGATGTGGAGTTGCTGACGGCTGCCGGCATCAGTGCGAAAGTGTGCCTCATGCCCGATGGCCACGACCCGCACAGCTTCCTCGATCAGCACACCGCCCGTGGCCTCGAAGCGCTGGAATCTGAAACCGCCGAGGATGCCGTGGTCTGGCGCATCATGCGCGAGTGGGATGACAAGGATACGTTCAAGAAGGAAACCGCCTACAACATCGCGGGGCAGTTGCTTTCACTGGTAGAAAGCGACACGCTGCGGGATCAATATGTCCGGGAACTGACTGCCAAAAACCGCATGGGCGCAGTGAAGACCATCCTGACAGATGCCGTAAAACGCGAGCGGGATAAGCGCCTGGATAAAGCCAACAAGCGCAACCTGAACCACGAACAGGAGCGCGATATTATTGAGTTCGGTATCTACCGCCAAAACAACTGCTACTTTGCCAGCAGCAGCCCCGAAAGCGGCGGCGTACAGATAAGCAACTTCGTTGTGAAGCCGATCCTGTTGGTCATTGGCTCGCAGCAATCCGAAAGGGTAGTGGAGATCGTGAACGAATATGGCAAGTCGTTCACCATCGTGATGCCCAGCGAGAATTTTACAGGCTTGACGGAGTTCAAGAAGGGCACCGAGAGCAAAGGCAACTTTCGTTTTTGGGGCAAGCCAGAACAGTTTGAGCGCATCAAGGCAATGATCTACAAGGAATGCCGCGATACGTTTCCCATCCGCACTATGGGCTGGCACAGCAAAGGCTTTTACGCATGGGGCAATGGCATCAGTGTCAACGGCAAGTTTCTACGAGCAGATGAGTATGGCGTGGTGGCGTTCGATACGGAGAAGTATTGGCTGCCGGCATTCAGCAACATCGGCAACGGCCTGCACGGCGATGATGAAGATGAGCAGTTTGAGTTCGAGAAGAAGTTCAGGCTGTATGACCACCCCGATGCGCCCGATGTGCGCACCTGGTTGCAGATGACCATAGAAGTGCATGGCATGAATGGCGCAGCCGGAGCCATATTTTACATTGCTTCGCTATATAGAGACATCATTTTCGGCAAGCTCTCGTTTTTCCCACACCTCAATTTGTTTGGCCCTCCCGGCGCCGGGAAATCATTCATGGCGCGCTCCTTGGTGGCCATGTGGGGTAGGGAAATAGACATGGACCCGTTCAACTTGCTTTCCGGTACGCCGGTAGCCTTCAAGCGCAAGCTGGCGCAGGTGGCTAATGGTGGTATCTGGTTTGACGAATACAGCAATGGCGTGGATATTCGCCGCATCGAAGCGCTCAAAGGCGCCTATGATGGAGCCGGCCATGAAAAAGGCGTAGCCGATGGCGGAACCAGCCGCACCAAAACCACGAAGGTAAAATCGGCGCTCATCATCAGTGGCCAACAACAGCCCACGCAGGACGTGGCTTTGTTCAAGAGGGTAGTGAGTCTTAACTTCAACAGCCGCAACAACTCACTGGCCAAACAGCAGGCTGCCCGCCGCCTGAAGGAAATAGAAAAAACTGGTGTACTTACGCAGATCACGCAGTACCTGCTTTCATTCCGCGAGCAGGTGACAGAACGTTTTTCAGAACTGTTCGATGAGAGCAATGCGTTCCTGACCAATCGCCTCATAGATGAAGGCACTATGCTCGAAACGCGCATCGTGCAGAACCACATCGTACTCATCGCCATTGCCACCTGCATGGTAGAGGCAGGCGTAGAGTTCCCTTTCAAGCTCACCGAACTCATAGACTTCCTGTATGAGAACATGAAGGTGCAGAGCGAGGCCATCTACAACGAAGACGAACTCAGCGTCTGGTGGAAGATCATTGCCTTCCTGTACGAAAGCAAGCAGATTTCGCACTACCACGATTTCGTGATAGAGCCGAAGCTCAGCGAGTCGTTCAACGTAGAGGGCGCAGCCGACAGGAACGCCAGCTCCACGCGCCGTTTCGACAACGAAAAGACCCTGCTCTACATCCGATTCAGCAAGACGCACCCGCTGTACCAGGAGCGCCACCAGCGCCAGCGCAACAAGCCCGGACTCGATCTGGGGGCATTGCAGTACTACCTGCGCCAGTCTCCGGGCTATATGGGCTACAAGCGCGCCAAGAAGTTTGGCAATAATACCTATGGCTGCTATGTCTTCGACACGTCGGAGCTTCCGATAGAGATACCAGTAAGCACAGGAGGGGAGGAACAGCCAGCCTTTTAAATTGTGAAAAAAATGTATGTTTAGACAAATTACAAATAGAAAGTAATACAATCAAAGACAATAGCACGACTATAATTTATAGATGTTTTACTAAAAAAACGCAAACGCCTGCTTATCAGGCGTTTGTTAAAAACACAGGGTTAACATCATGTACACGTTTTGGAAAAATTTTTCTCTCGCAAAAAAAAAGACATATATGATTGCCAACTTGCCAACCAGAGGCCAAAATATGCTAAAAATAGCTTATAAATTATTCATTTACATAGAGTTAACCCGGTTGGCAGCTGCCAACTTTATGCCAACTTTGTGCCAACTTTGTGCCAACCAGAACCAACCCGGTTTGCATACGGTTGGCATGAATTGGCTTTTGCCAACCGTATGCCAACCACTTAAAGGAATGAAATACAATGTATTAAGTGTCTGGTTGGCACGGTTGGCACGGTTGGCATAGATTTTACGATTTTTCAAAATCTCTAAAAAAAATTCCAAGCCTATGAAAGAGCTTCCAATCATCCAATTTTTAAGAAATTGGTACAAAAGTGAAAAAGACACACACCGCAAGCGCTGTATCCATGCCGCAGCGGAGATACTTCAGGAGAGATTCCCCAGCGCTGCCTCTGCGCAGAATGCCGCTGCGGAGTTCCGCAAGATCACCAAAGAGAAATCTAAGGAGTGGGGCGATGCAGTAATGAATGCAGAAATGTCGCGGGGTAGGGTAGCGGCCAACATGCGGATGATGCTCGATGCAGAGGTGATTCTTCAGCAGGCGGCTGCCTGGGAAAAAATGAACGACGAAAAAATGAACAGCCATGCCTCTTGACTATCGCCTATACGATGCGCCTGTTTTCGGCATCTTCAAGATCACGAATGACAAGTATAACATCAGCGAAGGCTGGGGATTCGACCTGGTGAAACATAAGATAATCGGCGAAGATGACGAAACCTATATCACTCGGCTGATACAGGAAGATGATGGAAGCATGCTACCAGTAGGCATTCATCGCACTCGCTTGGATCATTGGACAAGCGGGCAACTTGAATTAGAGTTTTGCTAACAGCTACCTCCGTCCTTTCCACCGCCCTCTACACGCCCCATCTTTGCCTCATCACATGAACACTTACACAGCCTCGCTCCCCCCCCTAAAGGCGCATACTATGATGACGATGGATTACATAATTTTCTCTTCAGCGTTGACCTTGGTCAATATTATCGTTATTACCTGGGTGATACTGAAGTACATCCCCACGCAACACAAAACCTTTGCGGAGCGGCAGGAAATCTGGATGCAGATACAGCAAGTCTGTAAAGACTTGATTTCTGAAAGCGTTGTTCAGCGCTGCTTAGTTATAAAACTGACGAATGGCGGCGGCGAACCTTTACCCGGCAAAAAATACTACGCCACTGCATTGGTAGGAGAGACAGATAATGCAGTAAAACATCACCCAGTGAGGTACGATGCGATTGAAGTTGATCACCACTACGTCAATATGGTATTAGAGGTGAAAAAAATTAAACGCATCCTGCTCCTGGTAGAAACCATGCAGTTCTGCATGCTCCGGGACTTCTACAAGGGCGAAGGCGTAAAGTTCTCCGAAATACACTACCTGTGCAGTACGCCGGATGCTACGTTTTTCATTTCGTATGCCTCCTATGACGACACGCACCTTCAGCCGGCATGGGGCGCCATGCAGATCGTAGTCTCCGACATACGAAAGCTCCTCAAAAAAGCATACCCCATGGCAAAATAGGTCCTATGTTGCCGGCAGGGTAGGGAAGTACCTTTGTAGAAAATCATACATAATGAATACACAACCTAAAAAATGGTGGCAATCCACCAACTTCTGGAACAACCTGGTACTGCTGATCGGCGCCGGTGTTGTGGCCCTTGGCGGCGCTGCGTTCCCTGAAAATGAAGCTACCGGCATGGTGGGCGGCGTTTTTGCGTTGCTGGCCGGCGGGAATATCCTGCGGACGTATTTCAAGAACCTCAGCTTGAAAGGCAAATTCGGCGATCTTATCAAGTCGCCCAACTTCATCGCGTCTATGCTTACGCTATTGGTGGGCATCATTCCTGCATTGCCGGTGGAGGCCATTCAAGACTTGACGGAAGCCATTCAGGGCGGCAACTTGCAGGCCATCCTCATTGCTGCGTTCAACCTGGTGAACATCCTGTACCACATTATCATCAAGCCACGTTTGGCAAAACCAGCGGCATAGTTATATTTGTGGCGGCCTTCCATCAACGCCTACGCATAAAACAAAAACACTGTATTGAAAATGGAAGGGAAAGCCAATGGTGGCGGCATTGCGATAGCGATACCTGCCAGAACGTATTTGAAAAAATTTGTTCACTGGAGCCTAAACCTGCCCCTGCATGATCGGATTGATCTGGGGGCGCACTCCAAAGACATGGTGGTGAAAATGATCGGTGGGGTACTCACCGGCAAAATAGATGCCACCGCAGCCACCAGCAGCAACGACCCCATTCCTGAAGATTATTTCGACGACAGCCTTTTGGTAGTGGTCAACCATCGCCGGTTCCAGTACAACCGGTTGTTCATAAACAAAAACATTGCTCAGTATTTAGACAGCTTACTGTATGCGGAATTCCACGCCAACCTGCTTACCCTTATCCGGGTGATGACGCAACAAAAGCTGATGAACGAGGCGGATTGCATCAGATACATGATGGAAACGATGGGCCTTGATGAGGATGAAATCAGTTTTGACGCCCTGAAAAAGGCCAGTTACAGGCTCCGAAAAGAGAAAGAAATTCCCAATTTCCGCTAACAGAAATGTAAGGGCTATTGTAGCGCCTTATTTTGTTGGCGTTTGGGCCGTTTCATTGATAAAACCCGTGTCCTGTTCTTCTTAACACTTGCCCCTGTCCTGTGAGGCCCGCCTCGCATGCCCGCATCTTTGTGGCATGGCACTCACTTCAATATCTGATTATTGCGGGATCAACCTCGGTGGCCTTTCCAGGCTGCTGTACATCCCGCACACCTGGATAGACGCGGCGCTGTATTCCCGCATCGTGGCTGCGCAGCGCGTGCATGCTGAAATTCCGCTCATAGATGAATACGACTGGCTTTCGTTGCCCTTGCTGCATCGGGGCCGCAACTTCATTGAAAGCCCGCAGCGCAGCGAGCAGGGCGTTTCCTACGAACACAGCATTTCAGGGGTAGCGCCTCACCTGCGTTCCGAAGTAACCGACCTGCTGGAAGAAATGGAGCAATATCGCTACCTGGTATTGCTGACCGATCGCAATGCAAAAACATGGCTCATTGGTACCAAAGATGCGCCCCTGAGCTTCCGGGCAGAAGCTGATGGAGGCAGCGACAGTGGGCTGAACAACTACAGGTTTAGCTTTTCAGGCCAAAGCCCGCGCAGAATGTACGGATACGTCATTACCTGAACGTCCTTTATACACGCATACAAAACGCACACCTTTGCTATATGAATCTCGCTAAAGCCATCGCCAACGCACCCTGGATGCTTGATCCTGCGCTGATACCGACCTACGGGCCGCTGGCAGTGCAGTTCTTGCGTGGGCAGCTTTCCGCATTCCCACAGGCATCTGCCGCACCTGTTTTGGCTTTTGATCCCATTACAGGGGCCTTTGAGGACGAAGACGAATACAACGATGAGTCCGAGCCAAAGAGCAGCGGACGCATTATGATCTATCCGGTCAAAGGCATCATTACCAAAGACGATCAGTATTGCGGTCCCACCGGCACTGAAACGCTGATGCGCCGCATGAAGCAATACGACGCAGACCCCAATGTGATGGGGCATTTCCTTGAAATAGACAGCGGTGGGGGAGAGGGTACCAACATGGATACCGTTTGCCGGACTGTTCGCGGCCTGAAAAAGCCGGTGGTTGCCTGGTTCAACGGAGTATGTGCCAGCGCTGCTTATTATATGGCTGCCGGCGCCACGGAAATATATGCCGGACAAGCTACCGACGCGGTAGGCAGCATCGGCGTTTTCATCGCTTTCGCGGATATGCGCGAGTACTGGGAATCTATGGGCGTGCATCTGCACGAAATCTATGCCGACCAAAGCGACCTGAAAAACGCAGATTACCACGCCGCCCGTGATGGCGATTACAAGCCGATCAAAACCGAATTTCTCAATCCATTCGCCTCCGTATTCATCAGCACGATGAAAGAAATGCGCCCCGCGCTTCAAAATGAAGAAGCGTACAGGGGCAAAATGTTTATGGCGCCCGAAGCGGCAGCCATCGGCATGATAGACGGCATCCTCACCAAGGAAGCCGCCCTCGAAAGAATTGTTATACTTTCTGTATCATACAACCAAAATTCCACTAATATGAGCTTCAAACGTCTGTTCGGCATGGACTCCACCCCGGCTACTCCAAGCGCGGAAGACCAACTCCGTGACGCCCTGGTGAAAATGGAAGAGCAAATGGAGGCGCAGGCCACGCAGCTTGCTCAACTCACTCAAACCATTGACAAAATCAGCCAGCAAACTGAAAATGTAGCTGCGCGCCTTACTTCTATCGAAACGGCCCGCGCCACGCAACCCGGCGCACCTGTGGCGCTGACCGCCCTGCCTACCGAGCCGCCATTGACCGCCGTAGAGCCTGCTGCCGACGCATTCGATGCCTTTGAAAAGAGTATCAACTCGCTGGCCGCCGATGGCGTGCCTATGCGCATTCAATAACCAATCAATTTCTGACGCACTATGAGTCACACTATCACTATTGACGCGGCGGCCAGCGGACTGAACCAATTCGTGCAGCGCTTCGGCTCCCGCATCCACCAGTCGCTCAAGCAAAGCCTTGAGTTTGAAAACGAACTTCCGTTTGTGGAAACGGAGTACGCCTACACCGGGCAAGACGTCGCCATCAGCGACATTTTGCAGCCGTACCAGCCACAGTTCACACCGAACAACACCGAGACGTTTGACGGCATCACCAGCTCCTTGCGCACGATCAAGGCCGACATTCAGATCACTGCTGAGGAGTTGGAGAAATTCTTCTCTAAATGGCGCGCTAACTGGTTCACCCCAGACAGCGCCGATGCACAGCGAGGCTATGCCGCCTACATCATCAACCAGCATGTATTGCCTCAGTTGGGCGAGGAATTGAACCTCGCATCCTGGGCAGGCGTCTATGCAGCTCCTACGCCCGGCACGCCCGGCGCTATTTTGGAGTCTGTGAATGGTTTCAAAACGGCCATTGCTGCGCAGATCACTGCCGGCAGATTGTCTGAGATCACCACCGGCGCATTGGTAGCATCCACGATGGTAGATCAGCTCAGGGACTTCTGCAACGAAATCCCGGAGCCGTACCGCTACCGAATGGGCAAAATCTTCATGTCCAAGACTCGCGCACAGCAGTACAGCGACGCCTACAAGCTGGCCTACAACGGCAACAGCAGCGTCATCGCCAATGCCGACGGCCTGCGCCTGCGCGTGGATGACTTCAACAAAACGATTGTTGGCGTCACGGCGATGGAAGGGTCCGATAGAGTGATCTGTGTGTTTGACAATCAGGAAAGCATGATTATCGGCACGCGTACAGGCTATCCGCGCTATTTCAACTTCCGGTTCCAGGAGTTTGACCGCACACTCAAGTGCATGGCAGAAATCTACCGTTTTTACTCATTTGAAACATGTTTGTACATGTTTATAAATGACCAAGAATAAGAGGTAAAGGGTTTTTCATATTGACGAGATAAGGAAGGGGAGGGGCAACCCTCCCGCCACTCGAAACCAGCAACCAGCATGGCAAAGAAGAAAGATCGCTCAAACGACCCAGCGAAAGAACTGGAAGAATTGAACGCATTGGTAGATCAGGCAGAAATTCAAGGGCTTATTCCGCGAGATGTGCCCGGCGAATTCTATTTCTGCTTAGAAAAACCAGACGGGACCCTGCACGAAGGCTACGCAAAGTTCAAGCGCGGAAAAACGCACTTGGTGGTGTTCGGGCGCAGGGTTCACACTTCTGTACTGATGAAAATAGCCAACGGAGAATCCATCACGCCTGAAGAAGCAGCGGCCAACCCGATTCTTCTCGGCGCAGGAAAAGACCGCTGCGCTGAACTACTGACGAAATGGATCATTATCGGAGCCAATCACTTCACCTTTTCAGAAATCAATACCACCACCACCAATGAAGAATAAACTTTTCATCACCACTTTAGCGCTGCTGGCCCTGGCTTTCACTGCCGTGGCGCAGCCTTATTCGGCCAACAGTGTCGGGCAAGGCCGTTTCTTTTTCTACCCCAACAATACGGCGAAACAAGACACGCTGGCCAATGCCGACACGATCACCTACCATGTGCCGTTCAAAATCACGGACCTGAACAGGTATGAATTGAAGTTGCAAACCTATGCTGCCCGGCTTACCGGTACGGAAACGATCAATGTATATGTGCAGCAGCAGCTTTTCATTGACGACAACCTGACGCACTGGGTGAATACAGATACCATTGCCATCGGGGCCTTAGGATCAGGCGCTACCAGCAACCTTATTACTTCGATCAACGTCACCGGCACCCGAATACGACTGTATGTACTGGCATCAGGTACAACGTCGTCTGCAATCATCAGGTGGCAGGGCATATTGAGGCGAAAAGACGGCGCTGAAAACTGATATCCTTTTTTTAACCTGAAAAAGACACGATCATGTGCAATCTTCGAGCAATCACCCGTAGCTGCGGCAGCCCCGTGCCTCCTGGTGTGAAGCAAACCATATACCTCATCCCCAAGGATGAAATCAGCGTTTTCCCGGCAGTAGAAGGAACTACCACGGCTGGAGATACAAAACGCCTTTCAGCCGCCTTCACTATGGTGACGACGGTGGGCAAAGGCTACTGGCGCAGCATTGACATCCTAGTGAACAGTGGCAACCACCGCAACACGCTGGCCGGCGAGATCGGCGGGCAAAAGATCGAACAAAGGTTCGACTTTGTGGTATTGGGCAACGGCCCTGTACAAGCCGAATTCGTTGACACGCTGCTGTGCCAGTCTGGCTGCCTCATCGCCCTCATTCCCGCCAAAGATGGGAACTACATCGTGATGGGCGACAAAGACAATCCGGCATATCTGGAAGCCGTAGAGGGCGGAACTGGCGGCGATCGCTCCGGCCATACTTTCACGCTGTACGCAGACACGGGGTACACCCCGTACTACTACGATATTGCGGATGGCATTGACATTACTCCTGCAACTTAACCGAGCAAGATTATGAGCAAAATCCAACTTCCGGCGGATGTAGCCGCCAAGTACGAATTAGTAAACTACACCGGTGGGCACCGTCAAGTATGGGCCTTTGGGATCGTGGACGTGAACGCACTGACGATGGCAGAAGCCGATGCGCTTTATGCGCGCAAATGGTCCAAGCTGAAACTGAAAGAAGCTCCTGCCGCGAAGAAAGCAGGAGCGCCGGAAGAAAAGTAACCCGGCAAACCGACAAGCCTCCGGCCAAACGCCGGAGGCTTTTCGATATGATGACAGCAAAAGAATGGTTGGAAAAAAATGGCTCCTTCAACGAAGGAGTGGAGATATTGAGGCAGTTGGGGGGAAACATGGCAGTCTTTCTCCCTCTGTCTCAACAATCGTATATATCACAAGCTGATAAACATCGGCTTCGAGAGGCCATTCAATCCTTGGCAGCTCAACTCCCCCCATCACATAACGCAAAGCAAGAACCGGCAGCAGAGCCTGAAATCATTCAGCAATACCGCGAAAAAGGGCGGCTGATGATGAAGCTACAGGCAGATACGCACACCCGGCTGAAAGTATCAGAAAGCGACCAGGAGCGCTATGTACTTGCTGAAGACCTCATGGAGCGCATCATACCTCAACTCGACAAGGTATATGATGCGCTTCGGGCATGGGAGTCTGACAGCATTCTTCCTGTGGCAATAGAAGTGGACAGCATCCGAGAAGCCGGCAAGAAATTGAACAAGTGGAAGACGACGAAAGACCGCGTGATCCGACTTAAACGCTATCTGAAAACCGGCAAAAACGAGCAAGGAGACCTGACCGATGAAATGCGACTGGCTTACGAAAAGGAGATTCTTGAAAAAGCACTTGAGTACGATGCCCTGTGTATTGAGCTGGGCAAAAAAAACAAGTTAGACGATGGCGGGCAGACCGAATAAGCCACACACCAGGAACAAAGATTCCCTCATAGAGGCGGTAAGGGATTACTACCTCAACATCACCAACACCCGGAATCCACGGATACTTACGCCCGATCAGGAAAACTACCGGCAGCGCCTGGTATCGCTATGGACGCTGCTGTGCCGGTATCACTCAGATGAGCAGGCCCGGCAGATATACAAGAAAAACCACAACGTCAGCGACAGCACCAGCTACCGCGATCTCCGGGCCGCATACGAGCTTTTTGGCGATGTACGATATACTGAGAAGGCAGGGCGCCGGGCCATCCTCGCAGAGTGGTGTACCAACGCCTACCAGTTGGCCATGCAAAAAGGCGACCCCAAGGCAGCCAACAGAGCCATTGAAAACATCATAAAGATTAGCGGATTGGATATGTCGGAAGGCGATGCGCCGGATTTCGAGAAATTGCAGCCGTCTATGTTGGTCATGGCTCTGCCTCCCGACATGGAGCGAGACATACAAAAGATGCTCCATGGCGGGCCTATCAATCTCAACAAAATACCAGAAGCGGAAATAGTGTATGCGAGTACTGAGTCCGAGCCAGGCAGAGAACCTTCAAAAGGAAATTGACCGGCTACATAAAAAAGGCGGCTCAGATTTTGAGCTGCTCATTCAGCAAGTAGAGGCCAACAGGAAGATTGTTCAACTCAATCTGCCTCAGTTGGTCACTTCGCTTTCTCAAGCGCCCACCCTGGTATTAGAGTGGGGTAGGGGCACCGGGAAAACAACGATCTTTGGCCATCGCCTTACCCGATTGGCACAAGACATGCCTCGCAGCACCGGCCTTTTCATTGGAACTACCTACCAGGCGATCCTTACGAGGATAGTGCCCAGCCTCATACAAGGGCTGGAAATGTTTGGCATGTATGAAGGCTTGCACTACTTCATCGGCCAGCGGCCGCCCAGATCGTGGCAGAAGTCGTGGGGCAAAGCCTACCAGCCGCCACAGCGGTACGATAGGTACATCACTTTCTGGAATGGCATGGGCATTCACCTCATCTCGCAGGACGTACCAGGTGATGGTCGGGGCCTCAACTCTGACTGGATTGTAGCAGATGAGGTGGCGCTGCTGGATGTAAAGAAGCTGCAAGAGAACACCGACCCGACGCTGCGAGGAACCAATACCCGGTCATTTGAGCGCAGCAAGTTGTTTGGCTCCCGGCTATATGCCAGCTCCACTCCACTGACGC